CATTAGGCTGCCTCCTCTTCGGCTTTAGTCGGCTTGCCACAAAAGGGACAGAAGTTCGCGGTTATGTTGACGGTCTCTTTTTTCTTAGTGAATCCGTCGCCGCGTTTTTTAGGGGCTTCGTATTCGACTTTGAATGGCATCGCTGGCCGCGTGACCATTGCGTTACCCTCTAGAATGAAAGCGTAACCCTCTAATGATCCTGTAAAGTTGCGGGCTCCTTCGGGAATCTGGCTCTTTACTTTCTCGCGCATCATGGTTTCAAGCGTCGTATGGC